AAAATATAATTTATAACTTTTTTAATTTAATATGAGAGAGAAAAATAAAAAAAATTATATTTTCAATATTTCTCTCTTATTTAATTCCCATTTTTTATAAATTATATTTCCATTTCAAAATATAATTTATAACTTTTTTAATTTAATATGAGAGAGAAAAATAAAAAAAATTATATTTTCAATATTTCTCTCTTATTTAATTCCCATTTTTTATAAATTATATTTCCATTTCAAAATATAATTTATAACTTTTTTAATTTAATATGAGAGAGAAAAATAAAAAATATTATATTTTCAATATTTCTCTCATATAATAATTCCAATTTTTATAAATTAAATTTAAATATTGAAATAGAATTTTATATTTTTTTTATTAATAAAAAAGAGAAAAAATGAAAAAAAAATATAAAATTGATAATATATTTAATAAATATAATTTAATATAAATGGGAGAATTAACTTTAATATATGGACCTATGTTTTCAGGAAAAACTACAAAATTAATAGAAATATATAATGATAAATCTAAGAAAGAAAAATGTTTATGTTTTAATTATATATTAGATAATAGATATGGAACGAATGAAATAATAACACACGATAAAAAAAAAATAAATTGTTATTCTATAAATAATATAGGTATATTTATAATAAAGAATTTAAAATTATTAAATGATGTAAAAAATATATTTATAAATGAAGGTCAATTCTTTCCAAATTTATTAAATGATATATTGTTTATAAAAGATTATTTTAAAATAAATGTAATAGTTTGTGGATTAGATTATGATTTTGAAATGAAAGAATTTGGAGATATATTAAAATTAAAAAATTATGCAACAAAAATATATAAATTAATGGGAACTTGTAATAATAATAATTGTAATAATGGTTCAGAATATAGTTATAGATTAGTTGAAAATAATAATACAATATTAATAGGTTCAAATGAATATATACCCTTATGTAAAGAATGTTATATAAAAAGAAAGAATGTTATATAAAACAATTAATTATGAATAGTAAATGGAGTGCGAACTTTATAATCTTTGATTTCATTACGTATTTGATTAATTTCTAATGTAAAAGAAATATTATTATTTTGTAAATCAACTAATAAACCATTATGAAATCTAAATTTAAATTTCAATTTACTTATTTTTTCTAATGGAGGTTGATAATAACTAACACTTTCTAAAAAGAAATCCTTAGTAATAAATATTTGTTGATTATAATTTCTAAAAATAGGAATTTTAGCAATAAATGAATTAACGATACCATTATTAGTATTAGTATATTTATCAATAGTATATGGTTTAATTTCATCACTTTGATTTAATTTATCAATTTCAATATAAATATTTTGATTAATTTCTAAATTAACAGTATGGGGAGAGATAATAGTATTAGTGGTATAATTGGTCCAAGATAATAAAGGATTATTATAAGAGAAAGCATTATAATTATTAATAGGAGAGGAAGTATATAAAAGTTTATCAAATCCCAATAAGAAACCTAAACCCCATTTATTTTGTTGTTGGTATATGTTATTATTAATAATTTTATTATAATTATTACAATTAAAATTATAAAAGTTATTATAAGATATATCAATTAAGAAATTAATAGTGAAAGGTTTCGATGTATCAGAGAAATATATTTTATTATTAACATCATTAAATTGAACTATAAAAGTGGATGAATATTGTATTAATAAATTTTGAAGAGTATTTTGTATAAGAGTAGGAGTATAAATACCATCTTGTATAGTAATTAAATGAGAAGTATTATTAATAGAAATATAAAATTTATTATTTTGTAAATATTCACTAATATTATATATTTTATTAGTAAAATTAATATTTAATATGCGAATAGATTCAACATTAGTATAAATTTGAGGACAGGATATTTCAAATTCGGAAGGATTAGGATATTTGCTAATGTCTCTATCATCTGTATCAATAGATAAAATTTTGCGATCTAAAGTATAATTTTGAACTCTATCTATTAAATTATGATTCATAATATATTAAAATTATAAAATAATTATAAAAAAAGAATTTAAAGATAAAAAAAGAATTTAAAAATATTTATAAAAAAAGAATTTAAAAATATTTATAAAAAAAGAATTTAAAAATAAAAAAAGAATTTAAAAATAAAAATATGAATTAAAAAATAAAAAAAGAATTTAAAAATATTTATAAAAAAAGAATTTAAAAATATTTATAAAAAAAAGAATTTAAAAATAAAAATATGAATTTAATATATTTATAAAAAAATATTTAAAAATATTAATATGGATTTAATAAATAAATTATAAAAAAAATATTATATATATAATATGTCATCTCAAATAAAAATTGATGATATAGCTTTAAAAAAAGGTATTTATGGATTGGGATTTAGTTTAAATGATAATTTAGATTATTTAAATTTAGTTGTTTTAGCTATATCTGGTATTATTATTAAATTATTTTTTACTGAAAATTATTCGGATGATGGAAGTTCTGGACCCGCTTCTACAACTATTTGGGGTTATGGATTAACCGCTTTATCTTTATTTTTTATGATATTTATGAGTATTTATTTGGAAAATAAAAAATTAAATATTAAAAAAAAAAAAAAAATACATATATTAGAAGAAGATAATTTATATAATAATTTATCTAAAAGTATATTATCTTCCAGTTTCCCTATATTTTTAGTATTTGCAATTATTATATATATTATATATTTAAATTTTATTTATTTTACAAAAATAAATTCTAATAATGCTAGTTATATATTTTCTACTTATTCTTTTTATTCTTCATTATTTTTAATTGTATCTATTGGAATTATTATTAAATATGTTTTTTTATTAATATCTATTTCATCTAGAAAAACTCCGGTCGATTATGAAAATAACGAATATAAAAATATAAATTTTAAAATAGAAATTGCAAAAATGGCTACATTCATCTTATCCACTATTAATTTTATATTTGTTATTATTATGCATATTATTTTAGCATTCTTTTCTACTGATGGATAAAATAATTTCAAATTATTTGGAGAATATAAATTAATTTATAAAAATATGAATTAATTTATAAAGAAATAGATTTATTAATTAAAATTATTTTAAATGTAATACCTATATTTAATTTCGTTTCCCATATTCCTGATATTTTTAATATAAAATTATAAATAGTATCTTGATTTAATAAATCATAATTTTGAAATGTAAAATATTCCTCTATATTATCATTAAAATTATATTTTATAAAACCAGAATTTATTATTTCTTTTAATTTATATATTTTATTTTTAGAATTATCAAATAAATTTAAAATATAATTTTCTAGATCTATAATCATATTAATTATATTATTATTATTATTATTATGAATATTAAAATAACATTTATCTTTATTTAAATATGAATTTTCTAATGAAAAAATTATATATAAACCATTATAAGTAATTAAATCATTTGAATAAATAATTTTATAAAAATTACTATATTGTATTATACTATTTTTTATTGGTTCATATAATATTATATAATTATAATCTATCTCTTCTAATTTTTCTGCTAACATAAATAATTTATAAACTAAATATATATATGTTTTATTTTTAATACATTTAAAAATAAATACTTTAATATTTACAATAAAATAATATGATGCGTAAATCTTTTATTTCATATATAGATGATACTAAAAAATTAAATATTAATAATAAATATAATAATTATATTAATAAATTAGATATTTGTTTGAATAATATACCTAATATTATATTATATGGACCTTCCGCCTGCGGAAAATATACAGAAGCATTAAAAATAATTAAAAAATATAGTAAAAGTAATTTAAGATATGAAAAAAAATTAGTAATTAATTCTATTAAAAACGAACATATTATTAAAATAAGTGATATACATTATGAAATAAATATGGAAAATTTAACTTGTAATGCTAAAATAGTATTTAATGATGTATATAATAATATATTAGATAGTATTTATATAAATCCTAATAAAAATGGAATAATATTATGTAAAAATTTTCATGCAATTGATAAAGAATTATTAGATATATTTTATAGTTATATGCAAAAAATTATAAATAATTCTATAATTGTAAAATTTATAATTTTAACAGAAAATATAAGTTTTATTCCATATAATATTTTACAAAATAGTAAAATTCTTTATTATTCAAAATTATCTATTAATAATTATTTAAAATTATCTAATAAAAATAATAAAAAATTTTTAATTAATATGCAAAATAATAATATTGAAAATTTAAAAAAATTTTTAAATTCTATTGATAATATCAATATATTAAAAAATTATAAATTAAATAAAGATAATTTATATAATAATAATTTTAAAAAAAAAACTTGTGATATAATAATTGATATAATAATAAATAAAAAAATAGATTATGTAAATATTAGAAATAAATTATATGATATATTAATATTAAATTTAAATATATATGAATGTATTTATTATATTATTTATAAAATAATTAAAAAAAAATATAATAATATTGATTCTTTAAATTTTATTAATAATATTTTTAATAAAACTTGCGAATTTTTTAAATATTATAATAATAATTATAGACCTATTTATCATTTAGAGAGTTATATATATTATTTAATAAAAGAATTACATGAAAAGGAATAAAATAGAAAAAAAAGAGAAAAAAGAAAAAATAGAAAAAAGTTTATATTATTTAGATTTATTTATTTATAATAATAATTTTAATAATTTAACATTAAATGAATTAAAAAAAGCATATCACATAAAAGCTTTAAATTTACACCCCGATAAAAATAATTCTAAAAATGCTAATGCTGATTTTCAAAATATACAAAATGCTTATTCTTATTTATATAATATAATAAATAAAAAAAATGAAAATGAAAATGAATATGAATATGAATATAAAAATGAAAATGAAAATGAAATTAATTATAATTTAAATTTTGATAATGAAAGTTATAATAAATTAATTATAAGTTTTTTAAATTTATTATTAAATAAAAATATTAATAACAAAAATAATATTGATAAATTTAAAAATGAATGTTTAGATTATAGTTATAAAATAATAGAAAAATTATTAAATAAATTAAATATAGAAGTATTAGAAGAGATATATATATTAATAAATAATATAAATAATAATGATACATTATTTGAGAAACCATTAGAATTAATAAAAACAATAATTATAAATAAATTAAAAAGTTATAATATATTTATATTAAATCCTTCATTAAATAATTTATTTAATAGTGATATTTACAAATTTAATTTAGATATTAATACTAATCCTAATTTAGATAATACTAATCCTAATTTAGATAATAATCCTAATTTAGATAATACTAATCCTAATTTAGATAATACTAATCCTAATTTAGATAATAATCCTAATTTAGATAATAATCCTAATTTAGATAATAATCCTAATTTAGATACTAATCCTAATTTAGATACTAATCCTAATTTAGATAATAATCCTAATTTAGATAATACTAATCCTAATTTAGATAATACTAATCCTAATTTAGATAATAATCTTAATTTAGATAATAATCCTAATTTAGATAATACTAATCCTAATTTAGATAATACTAATACTAATCCTAATTTAGATAATACTAATCCTAATTTAGATAATAATCCTAATTTAGATAATACTAATCCTAATTTAGATAATACTAATCCTAATTTAGATAATACTAATCCTAATCCTAATTTAGATAATAATCCTAATTTAGATAATAATCCTAATTTAGATAATAATCCTAATTTAGATAATAATCCTAATTTAGATAATACTAATTTTATATATATACCACTATGGCATAACGAATTAAATTATGATAATTTTATTATTAAAATAAAACCTATTTTAAATAATAATTATTCTATCGATTATGATAATAATTTACACATTAAACATATTTTATTATATAAAGATTTATTTAATCTATTTAATAATTTTGATTCTCCTTATATTGATATTATAGTAGAAAACAAAATATTACAAATACCATTAAATGAATTAAGATTTATTAAATATCAAACTTATACTTTTAAAAATATTGGTATTCCTAAAATTAATATTAATGATATTTTTAATAATTCTAAAAAAAGTCATATTATTATTCACATATTTATTATTTAATTTTTTTATATAATAAATTTTATTATATAAAAAAAAATATTTATTTTTTATTTATTTATTTATTTATTTATTTATTTATTTATTTATTTATTTATTTATTTATTTATTTATTTTTTTACAACTCTTTTCTTCTTTGGAGTATCTTCTACTTTTACAGGTTTTACTATTTCTTCTTTTTCTTCTATTTCTTCTTTTTCTTCTACTTCTTCTACTTCTTTTTCTACTTCTTTTTCTACTTCTTTTTCTACTTTTACTTCTTTCTCTTCTTTCTCTTCTTCAATATCACTATCTTCTACAATATTAGTATTCTTCTTTACTTTTTCTTCTTTTTCTTCTTCTTCTTCACTATTATCATCATCCATTTCTGTATCCTCTCCAATATTTAAATGACACTTTCCACTTAAAGAAATCGGCAATTTTACAATTGCTTGAAATAATTTCCAAGTTACACCAAATTTGCCATTCGCTACCCAAATACCACCACACTGGATAATACTTGCAATATTTGAACCTTTTGTAATAGTATCTAAAATTGACATACTATCATCTTTTGTTGGAAAAATTAATTTCTTTTTTTCATTATAAATTTCCGTTTTAAATTCTCCTTGCCAAAATGGAATTTTTAAACGCAAAGTTGGCGCTCTTGTATAATCCGGTTCCGCTGTTTCTTTATTCATAGGATATTTTAACATAGGAGTAAATAATAAATCAATTGAATTCATATCTAATTTTAATTTATTCAACCATTCTTTTGAATTTAAAATTGCATCATTCTTAATTTTATCTTCCAATTCTTTCATATTCTTCAAAAATGCTATACATTCTGGATTATTATACTCATCATTTGGAAATTGTAAAGATAAATTATATGATTTTTCATTTGATTTATCATTCACAAATTCACACACGCCCCAACACATCATTAATGGTGTTGAAATATATAATGATTTCTTATCTTCCGAATTCAAAATTCCAATTTGTTTAGGTCCATTTGTACTAACCTTAACTTTTGTATATACAATTTGTTTAGATGGATTAAATTCAATACCTGAAATGATAGACGGCATATTTTATATTTTTATTATAATATATATATACTCATTTTTTTAAATCAATTTTTTTTATTATTAAAAAATAATATTAAAAATATAAAAATTTTTTTTTTTAATACATAATTAATAATATTTTTATTGTACTTTATTATATTTTTAATCTAATCTATTTTTATCTATTTTTAATCTATTTTTATTTATAATTTTATAAAATTTTATAAAATTATAAATTATTAAATATTAATTTTTAAATATTTAAACTACTAATGTTTCTGTTTTTGCAATTTTTGGAAAATGAGGTCCCATATATCTTTGTAAATTAAAATAAGTTAAAACTGTATCATCTGTAATTTTTAATAATTCTGTTAATGGTTTATCGGGATTAATTTTTCTTCCATTCTCTTTATCTTGCAAATTATTAGCACGAATATATTTATTAATTTCTCTTGTTACATCTGTTCGAGCCATTTCTGAACCTGTCGGTTTTCCTAAAAATTCAGCTAATTCATCACTAATTAAAGAAGGTTTCACAAATCCACTTGGAGCTCTTGTTCCCTTTCTTTTTTTTTTATTATTAATTTTTTGAACCACCTTTAATTGTTTAATTGTAATTCTTTCTAAATTCTTTAATTTCATTTTTAATGCATTAAATTGCGAAAGCATAGATTGAAAATGAGTAATAAATTCCGAAAAATTATCCATAATTGAACTTTCATTTGTATCTGGATTTACTATAGAATTTTGAATATCTTCCGATACTACTTCCACAATTTGAGTTTCCACCAATTTATCTTTTGTTTTTTTCTCTTTTTTTACTTTTTCTACCTTTTCTACCTTTTCTTCTTTTTCTACTTTATTTGCTTTTTTTACTTTTTCTACTTTTTCTACATTATCAACTACTAATAATAAATCCGTTTCTGGAGCAGCTTCCGTTTTTGATTTTAATGATTTGGTTTTTTTAATTTGTTGTTCTTGTTCTGTATTTTTTTTTTCATCATTAACAATTTTGGGGTTGTTTTTTGAAGACGGCATATTTTATAATACTATATTCAATTATTTTTTTAAGTAGATTTTTACGAATATATATTTAATAATATAAATACGATTATACATACAAAATATAAATTTATTTCTAAATAATAAATTTATATTTTTATTTTATTATTTTTTAAATAAATTTAAAAATAAATTTAAAAATAAATTTAAAATAAATTTAAAAATAAATTTAAAATAAATTTAAAATAAATTTAAAAATAAATTTAAAAATAAATTTAAAAATAAATTTAAAAATAAATTTAAAAATAAATTTAAAAATAAATTTAAAATAAATTTAAAATAAATTTAAAATAAATTTAAAATAAATTTAAAATAAATTTAAAATAAATTAAAAATAAATTTAATAAATTACAGATTCATACAACCATGGCATATTTTCAGCAGCCTCTGAACTCACTAATGTTAAAGATGATAATATATAAAATACACCTAATTTTTTACTATCTTCATTTACACCTTTTGTTATTAATTCCTCTAAAACACTCACTATATTCTTCTTTATTATATTAGTATTATAATTACTTAAATTATTTAATCTAATATTCATTACTCTAAAAGGATCCCCACTTGGAAAACATATATTTCTTTTTATATCTTCTGCTATATTCGCCCTATATACCCATATATCATATAACTCTCTTATAAAACGTATTAATTCCTGTTTATTTAAATTAGAAAACCAAGAAATATTCGTATAATTACCTAAACTATCCATTATTATAAATAAATTAATTATTTTCATATCTAATTTCTTCATCTCATCCACACTATCATTAAAATTTATATTTATAGATATCTTCAATAAATTACTAAATTTTATATATTTTAATATATTTAAATATACTTCATTCGGTATTAATATCTTATTAAATGGATTCTCTATATTATTATTATCTATATTTTTATTTTTAAAATATAAATTATATAATGATTGAATATCAAAACCATATATAAAATTATTTATATCTTTATAACTAAAAAATTGATTATATGGAATAGCTTTTATACTATCTAAACTACAAAAATCTACATCATTTATACACATTTCCCTTTTATAAAAAGCAGGACCATGCAAATTTATATATATCTTTGTTAAAAATCTTCTTATATTTTTTTGAATTATTATTATTAATAATGAATAAAAAAAATAATTATATATTCTCTTCTTTAATATCTCCTTATTTCCTGTACTTTTTAATTTATAATATTTCGATATATACTTTAATTGTTTCAAATTATAATTTAAATTTAATATATTATCATATTTATATATATCAGGCACTATAAAATCCTTTTGCTCTACTACCTTTACCCTCGGTTTAATATTCGGTATATCACTTTTTAATAATTTATCTAATAATGTTTCCTCATAACTTTCCTCTATATTCATCTTATTTATTTCATTTAATTCTTTTAATTCTAAATCCGTTTCATTTTTTCTTCTTTTTATTTTTTTTTCTAACATATATAATATTTACTATATATAAATATTATATCTTTATATATTATAATTATTTATTTATTTTTGTATTATTTTATTTTTGCATCACCTTACAAGTCAAAATAATTATTCATATTCCAATATAGACATCCTTAAATTATTATATACATAATTCTTTCGTTTCATAGAATTATTCAATATTAAATTATAATAATAATTTATACATTTATATATTTCTTTATCATTTATCCTATCTATTATATATTTAAATATATATTCTATACTTTCTATTTTATCCGGAAATCTAATATTATTATTATTTAATATTAAATTATTATTTATTACATTTTTATAATCACTTTTTAAATACATTTTTAATATATAATAACTAAATATATGTGTTCTCTCTTTATATTTATTATTTCTTAATATATTATTTCTTGTTTTATCTCTCTTTATATCATTTATTAATTTATTATTTCTTGTTTTATCTTTTTTTATATCATTTCTTAATTTATTATTTCTTGTTTTATCTCTCTTTATATCATTTCTTAATATATTATTTCTTATTAATTCATTATATTCTATATTATTATAATATAATATTTTCGCCGTTTGCATAAATGAATGCATTATTTCTAAATCCTCTATATATTCAAATAACTTTATATACTTTTCAAATGTATTCGTTGTATCATGTGAATATAACACATTATGTATAAATTCTCCCCAAAATTCCACTATACACTCCGGAAAATATATATTATTATTATTTAAATTAAAATTTTTTATAAAATTTTTATACATTTCTAATTCTATACGCGATTTATTATTTACTTTTTCTATATACACCCATAAACTACTATCCAATCCATAATTATGACATAATTCATGACATAAAACTTTTAAATATTCCTCCTCTCTATATATTACTATTTCTCCCTTATCTTTACAACCATAAGAAAAACCTCCATTCGAATTATTTGAATTTAATATTTCTCTTTTATTATACTCTATTTCCCTCTTAAAAGGTGTTAAAAATATATTTATTATTATACCTTTCCTAGAACAACCACTATTAGTTAACTTTTCTATTAAATTAATACTCATTATTATTATTCTTACTCTTCTATCTTCCTCCTCTTTCTTTGATTTTTTATATTTAAATATATTTATTCGTATTGATAAATTATCTATCACTTCTAATTCTATACCATTATTATTTATATAATCTATTATTTCTGTTGATATATACATATTATACGTAAAATGCATATTATTTATTTTATTTAATGTATTTTTATATTCATCTTCCTCCTTCATATAAATATATTTTTTATAATTTATTTCTCTCTTTTTTAATTCATTCAATAAATTATATATATTTATTTGTAAATTTTTATAATTTATATATTCTTTTTCTCTATTTATTCTATTTATTCTATTTATTCTATTTATTCTATTTATTATTATCTTATTTGATTCTTTATTATAATAATTTATTAATAATTTTGAATTATTCTTTAAATTCATTTATATATATTTATATTTTTATAATATTAATTTTAATTTTTGATTTATTACATCATACTCAAATTTATGCTCTCCCATTTTATATATTTTTTTATCTTCTTTTTCTTCTTTATCTTCTTTATCTTCTTTATCTTTTTTTATCTCTTCTAATTCAAAAGTATTATACATATCAATTAATTCTTTTAATATACTTTTATATTCACTCTTATAATTAATATAATTACTATCACTTTCTATATAATTATTATATTTAATATTTTTTATATCTTTTACCATTTTGTTTAAAATTATACTCACTACATTATCATCCTCTTTATTTATATTTATTTCTTTTTCTTCTTCTTCTTCTTCTTCTCCTTTTTCTTTTTTTTCTTTTTCTTCTTCTTTTTTTTCTTTTATTTCTTTTATATAAAATTGATATTTAAATTTATCATTTGATTTATCATTTATAATTGTATTATATAATATATATAATAAATATGTTAAATTTTTCTCTATTTTTTTTCTTTCAATATATAAATTAACTCTATGTATATTCATTCTTGATGACGTTTCTCGGTCTTTGATTTGTGTTTGTTCTTGACCTTGTTCTTGACCTTGTTCTTTATTTTTTCTGTTCGCTTCACTTTCTTCACTTTGTTTACTCTTAAATAATTCTTTTAATTTAAATAAACGACTACTTCTTAAAGATTGATTGTAATCATCTACTAGAACAAAATTAGGCAAACCATATAATATTAATTCATTTGTTGACTGAAAATTTTGTTTATGCGTTTTTTCATCTGGTTTATCCATTTGTTTATCATCCATTAATTTTCTGAATCTTAATTTTCTTAATTTGATATCCTTCAAGTAGTCACGCATATATTTTAGGCGGCTAGGTATATCTTTTAGGCTGTTAGGCATATCTTTTAATATTCTTAATATGGATTTGCGCTTGGTTATATTTATTAAAGAACCATGAGAAGAGCCATCAAGAGATTGGGAAGAGTCATCAAGAGGTTCAAGATATTGATCAAGATATTGGGAAGAGACATTAAGAAAGTTGGAAGTGGGGGTATTTAGTTGTCCGTGCATTTTTTCGTTTTTGGTTTTTGTTTCTAATAGGGTTTTGATTAATTCATCGCTATATTTTAGGTTTTTTTCTTTGACTTCATTTAGGGAGGCAATTAGGGTATTGGCTTTGTTTTCGACATCGGGTAATGTAGAACTGCTAGCGCCTTGGGAAACTTCTTTAATTTTTTCTAGTAGCAATAGGCCAACATTATGGGCTAATTCTAGGAGGTTTTTTTTTCTTGTGGTTATATTTATGATATGGGTTATGAATGAGTCAATATTAACCATTAGGATTTTGGATTGCTCTAGGGATTTGTCGGATTGCTCTAGTATATTCAATTCGGTATTGAGATTGAATAGGAAATTAGTTTGATCCATGGTTTCTGTTTTGGCTGTTAATAGGTATAACATTATAGTTTCGGCTGTGTTGTTTAATAAATTATGTTGGTATTCGGTTTGTTGGTTTTTTAATAGTTCTAATAGTTCTAATAGGATAACAATTTGTTGAATGGGTTTATCTAGGTCGTTGATTAGGGTTAGTTCATTGATTTGGGTTTTTTCTGGGTCAAAGTTTGAGGGTATAATTATAAGCCTAAGCTGGTCGGTGTCTGTGCCTGTGGCTGTGGCTGCGCCTGTGGCTGTGGCTGCGCCTGTGGCTGTGGCTGTGGCTGTGCCTGTGGCTGTGCCTGTGCCTGTGCCTATGCCTATGCCTGTGCCTGTGTCTGTGTCTGTGGTTGTGGCTGTGCCTGTGGCTGTGGCTGTGCCTGTGGCTGTGCCTGTGGCTGTGCCTGTGGCTGTGGCTGTGGTTGTGGCTGTGCCTATGTCTGAGTTTAAGGGTGGGAATTTTGGTGGGAATTTTAGTCCGTATAGGTTTGTGCTTACTAATAAGGTTTGTTCTTTGACTGCACTTAGGCTTTTGATTAGGTCATTAATGTCGTCATTGTAGGGTCCGGCATTTAAGTCTTGCCGGACATTCATGGCTACGGTTTTGGCTGTGTCTACCAATTCGTCTATATTTTGGGTTATCTCTAAGGCTTTGTCTATTGGTTGCTGTTTAGATACTAGGGCTGAGAGTGATGCTAATGAGGCTAAGGTTGGGGCACGGATGATAACAAAGCGTAGGAGCTTTAGTGTATTCGTCGGGACTGGGGGAGATGCTGATGGGGCTAAGCCTGTGTCTGTGCCTGAGGGAGATGCTGATGGGGCTAAGCCTGTGTCTGTGCCTGAGGGAGATGCTGATGGGGCTAAGCCTGTGTCTGTGCCTGAGAGAGATGCAGGTGTGGCTGAGGCTGAGAGAGATGCTGATGGGGCTAAGCCTGTGTCTGTGCCTGAGGGAGATGCTGATGTGGCTAGGACTTTGACTAGGGCTTTGTCTTTCTGTTGTGTCTGCTCTATGACTTTATTTAGGGTTGTAACTAAAATTTCAGCTTGGTTTGCGATTTGAGAGATTTCAGGTTTATTTTCAACTTTTTCTTTTAGGCCGTTGGCTTTTTGTTTGGCTTTGACTAGGACAGCGGTTGAACTTGGGGCTAAGGAGGAGGCTAGGGCTACAAATTGGACTAGGGCTTCGGTTAGAGTTGCGACTTCGGCTTCGGTTTTGGCGTTGTCATTTTTTAGAGAAAATTCGTAAAAGATTATGTCTTGATCTAGGGGTTTATTTAGGGTTTTATTTAGGGTTTTGGCTTTGGTTAGGGCGTCGAATAGGAGTAGGACTAGTGTTAGAATTATATTTTTGACTTCGGTTTCATTGTCTTCTGTGATTAGTGCATTGGCTTTTTGTAGAACCTCGGTATAGACATTATGTAGTTTATCGACTTCGTCTTTTATGGGAATATTTAGGGTTGTGACCATTTTTTTTGTATTATCGGAATTAAGTTGGGTGACTAGGGTTTCGGCTAGGATTTTTGGGTTTATCGTTAATATTAGATTATAGGTATGGGAAGTTAAGGTTTGATTATTGGCTACTTCTAGGTCTTTGGTTAGGGCTTGTATTAGTTTATTGGTTAGGTCTAGGGCTTGGTTTAGGTTATAGAGTAGTTTTTTTGATATGTCTAGAAGTGAGTCTACAGGATTAGGGTTATCTTGTTGAGAGGAATTAGTGTCATCTGGTTGAGATAAAGGTGGATCCGTAACCGCTATTGCATTTATGGATAGGATTTCTAGGGCTTTCTTTAGGATTATGGCTTTGTTTATAGCTAGTTCTAGGACAGGTATTTTGGCAGGTATTAGGGCAGAGTCTTGGCATATTAATTGGACTAGGGGGTGGAGTTGGGCTAGGAATTTGGCTTCCTTTTGGTTTGTTGTTATATCTCTGAGTAGGGCCTGTAGGTTTTCCGTTAGGGGGTTATCTTGGTTTACAGGAGATGGATCTGTTTGTAAAGATGGATTTGTTTGTAAAGATGGATCTGTTTGTAAAGATGGATATGTTTGAAAGTTTATGAGCATATTGGCCTTATTTTGTGCTTCAGCTAGTTCTAGGATTATGCTTTCTAGGATTATGCTTTCGGTAAGGTATTGGTATGAGGGTTGGTCCAGTATATGAATGGTAGAGTGTGTGTATAATGTGTTAAAGTCTAAGTTTATAATGCTATATTTAAGACTTTGTGAGTCTAATGGTGTTTGTGATTGATTTGATAAGTTTTTAGTATAATTCATTTTAGTAATGGCAAAATTTAAAAATTGATAGCTTATATTATAATAATTTTTACTCCATAAATCAAATGATTTATTTATATATTGTAATATCATATATAAATTAGCCATATATTCCATAATTCGTAAATTCATTATATTTTGATTTTTATTTTGATTTATTTTTAATAGAATGTTTTTTAAATCTTCCTCAAAAGTTTGGGGTAATATACGATGAATTACTTCCTTATCAGTTTGTATATTAAGTATAATATTAATATAATCTTTCAAAATATCATTACATGTTTGTATTATTTTACTGAAAAAAAAATTATTTATTTCTTGCTTTTTTGACGCTTTTGCATTTGTATCTGTTATTTTAGATAACTCTTTTGATTCGTAATATTGATATAGAGCCCAGTATTGCAATTTTATATTATTAGTTAAATATTTATCTGCATTTAATATCTTACATTCATATAATTCTATATAATTTTTATTTATATTTTCTATTATATTATTTAAATCTTCATTATTTGAAAAATTATAATTAAATTTTTTAAATATATCTATTATAGAAGATGATGTAAATGGTGGTTGTGATGACTGTATTACATCATCGGTTATATTATATATAGGATTGACTCTATTTCTATCTTTTGTACTTATATTAGTTAATTTAATTGATTCATTATTCAAATCATTTTGAAGTTTTTTAATATATGATAGAGTTTGATTAAATGAATCATTCTCACTACATTTTTTTTTTAGTTTAATTAGTAGTTCATTATTATATAATGCATATTTAATAAAATCTATATAATATTTTATATTTTTTGAATTATAATTATTTATTTCATTTAATTTATCATTTATATAATCATAATTAATATTTGTAATTAACTTAAAATCTGGATCTTCTAGATCTAATATATCTTTAAATAACTCTTTTTCATTTTCGATTTTTAAAAGTATTAAGTCAAATGAATCTACGATAAAATTATTTTTCTTCACTTCTAAATTATAGTACTTTATAATATTATTATACATATTTTTAAATGATATATAATATTGTGTTTCATTTATTAAATATGAAATATATTTTTTTATATTTTGTTTTTGACTTATAGTTATGTTATATATTGTACCTTCAAGTTCTATATTTATAAGATTTAAGTAAAATAGGATTTGTTTTGTTTTATTTTCTATATCTAACGTTAAAAATAAATTATATATTTTTTTTGAAGCTCGAGTTATCACTTTCCTTATATATGTTATATAATATAACACATTATTAATAGCTTGTAAAATCAGTATTATTGATTTAAAATTTTGATTTATAATTTGATGATTAAAATCATTAAACATATTTTTAACTTTATTTTCTAGTAGATCGATGAGCTCTATATCTTTTGTTATTAAATTTGGAATTCTAGTGGGTATATATGTAATTATATTTTTAATATCATTATCAAAATTTTCATATATATATTCCAAATTAAAAATTCTTTTTTCCATTTTTATAGATATTATTTTATCTATTAATTTTGAAAAGAATCTATCGAAAATTATATTATTTTCTTCTTTTTCTTCTTTTTCTTCTTCTATTAATTTTTTTTTTAAATTATATTCAATACTAAATAACTCTTTCCTTAATATATATAATTTTTGAACTTTCTTTATTATTGTATTATTATTATCTTGATTACTTGTACTTGTTGTTGCACTTGTTGAAGCATCTTCTATTACTAATGTATTTTCTTCTATAGCAGATTGTGGTATGACTTCTACAATAGGAGTTTGTTTACTACGAGCTTTTCTACTATTTATAGGATTATTATTTTCAGATGTTGTTTTATTAATTGGTTTAAACATGGAGGATAATATTTCATTTATTTCATTTATTTCTTCATATTTATATAAATATTTTATATAAAAAAATATATTTTTTCCTTTATTTAAAATATTTTCTTTTAGTTCATTATACTCTATAGTATTTATCAATTCATTTTTTGTATTATTTATAATTTTTAAAATATTTTCCATTATGTTTTTAATGGGATTATCTTTACTTTTATAATGATGTTTATTATATTCTACATTTAATAAACTTATGAAGGGCTTAGGTCGGGAAAAAAATTTTACCATACTTGATACTAAAGGACCACCACCAGTACTTTTAAATGATTTAAAATTATTATTTAAATTTCGATAAATTGTATTTTTTAAATTTTTATATTTATTTAATACAAATTTTTTATTTTTGATTTTATTTTTTATATTTTTAAAATTTAAAATATTAAATGTATTATTTTGTAAATCTTTTAAGTTATTGTCAGTAAATATTATTTGATAATAATGTTTTAAATAATATAAAATTTGATTATAAAATAAAATCATATCTTTTACATCTATATCTATATCTATATCTATATCTATATCATTATGATTATGAGAATTCAAATTGACATGTTCTTTATTATAATTATTAATTTTAAATCCAAATAATTTAATAAATTTATAATTTTTTGTATTTTTATAATAAAATTCATTATAAATATTTTTTAAAACATTATATAATAATATAAAATCATATATAGCAAAATAATTAATAATATTTATATTATAATTCGTATCAAAATTTAAAATAATTTTCTCTACATCAAAATCAAAAACAAAATCAAAATTTAAATGATTATATATTAAAGATTTTTTTTTAGAAATTTTATAATATGTCATAGTATTATATATATAATTTTAATTTTTTAATTATTAAAATTATACTTTCTTTTTAATATATAATTTTTAATTAATATTATTTAAATAATATATACCTTGTAATAAACAATCTGCTAAATCATCTTTTTTTTGATTATTAATAAAAAATCTATATTCATTTATTAATTTATTATTTTGTAAAAATGTATTTGTATATTGAATACTTAAATTTTTTCTTTCTTTATATGATGTTTTTTTATTTTCTTTAAATAATTTTAATTTATTTATAGAAGAAATAAATTCAATATTATAATAATTATTATCTATAAAAAATTGTGCTATCATACCTTGTAATGTTTTCATTCTTGAAGCTATTGGACTTATTTGATTTTCTAATATAATTTTATCTATAGAAAATAAATCAATATTTAATAATAAATTTTTAAATTGTATATTTAAATTAATTCCTAATTCTATTAAATTAAAATTATTAGCATTTAAAGTTTCTATATATTCAAATAAATATATATCTGAATATTCTTTAATTTTTTCAATTATTTCCTTTTTTTTTAAATTTTTATCAATTAAAATAGAATATTCTTGTATGATTAAATTTAAATCATTTAAATTTAATTTTTCTAATTTAAAAATATTAAATGTAGGTAATTTAAAATTTTTATTTTTTGTATGATTTTTACAATAATATATATTATTTTTTTGAAATTTTGCATCTTTATTACATTCATTACATAAATGTTTCTTTTCACATAAATTTATAATATTCCAATCTTCTATTTGAAATAATTTATCTTTATTTTCTGAAATATTTTTTTTTAAATTTTCATTCTCTAATATTATATATGCTAAATTTTTTATTCCTATATCAATACTTAATATTTTCATATTTATAAATATATTATATAATTTATAAAACTTTTATACAAATACTATACATTATTCTATATAATACATAAGTAAATAATATAGTTATACCATTTGAAAAGAATACTATACTATACATTTGTGTTTTAGAATTAAATAAATACATTAAAGATAATATTAAATAAACTATTCCTAATATAAATAAAAATATACCTAATATATAATATACACTACAATATTCTTTACTTAATGGAGACATTATACTATCAAAAAAATACATATTTATAATATAATAAAATATTTTATTTAATATTAAATATTAAATATTAAATATTAAATTATATATCTTTGTGAATATTTTTGTGCATTTAATTGACTTCTTGATAAATAAATATTTTTTAAATCACTCGTTTCATAACCATAAGGTTGATCTTTTGATAATGTAGAATTAAATATATATGGAGATTGATTATTTATATTAGATTTTATATTTATATATACACCACATTCTTGGCAAGCAGATAATTGATTGTTTTTTATAATTGAATCTGCATTATGTTGAAGATATTTTCTATATTCACTATTAGTTCTTATATTTGCATTTTCTTTTAATGTTTTATCTAATAAAGGAGCCATATCATACGATGAAAAATTTCTACCATCCATCATTATAGAAGGATAATTAAAATGTATATTATTAGAACCTTTATATTCCCAACTCATTTATATTATATTTAATATTATAAAATAAAAAATTATATTATTTAATATTATAAAATAAAAAATTATATTATTTAATATTATAAAATAATTAAATAAATTTTATTTATTTATTTATTTATTTATTTATTTATTTTTTTATTTATTTATTTATTTATTTATTTATTTATTTATTTATTTTCTTGCAATAATTTTATTAAATCATTTTTTTTCATTTTTTGTATATTTTCATTTTCAATTAAATTTTTTGATAATACTAAATTTTTTAAATCTTCTACTTTCATTTTATTATAATTTTTTTTATCTTCTACTAAATTATCATTTTCTAAATTTATTACTTTAGTTGAAGTTATCCAATCATTATTATTTAAATTCATAGATGAAATATCTAATGGAAAATCTCCTTCTATATTTAATGAATCCATTTCATTATCTATTTTTTTAAATTCTTTTTTATTATTTATTTCTTTTATTTTTATATTTTTATATACATTTTCATCATGATTATCATAATCATCAACGTCATCATCATCATCGTCATCCTCTTCATCATCATCATCATCATCATCAAACGCATCATTTTCATCATCGGCATCAACCTCATCATCAGAAACATTAATTTTATTTTCTAATTCTATTCTTTTAATATTATTTGTCATTTCTTCTAAATTAATATTATTCATATTTTTTAAATTATTAGAATTATTGGAATTATTATAATTATTGGAATTATTTATTTTATCTGCAAAAGATGACATTTGATTATTATAATTCATTATAAAATTTTGTAAAATTTTACCATGTTCTATAACACTATTTTCTAAAAAATTTAATCTTCTATAACAATATAACATAACACCACCACTTATTAATAATAATAAGGCTAAAGTAATAATAAATCCCGTGTCTATAAAATTTAATAAAGAAATCATATTATTAAAATAATATTACATTTTATTTATAAATCTTTTACGAATATTTATATTTGATAAATATTTATATAGAATTTAAAATATCTTCTGGATAATTCATATCTTTTAATATTTTTATTCCCCCTTTTATTTTACTAATTCCTTTTTTAATTTTATAACAAAATTTAAAATCATTAGTATTAAAATCTTTTTTAATTAACATATGGTAATTTTCGGCATTTTTATTAATTTCTATATCTTTTTTCTCTAATTTATAACATAATTTATAATAATGTGTTGTTAGTATATAATTTATTTTTGGATTAGAATTTAAATATTTTAAATATCCATAAGCACTTTTTATCGCTTCTTCTGGATTTGTTCCACTATATAATTCATCAAATACACAAAAATGTGTCTTATCTTTATTATTATTTATTATCTCTAATATATTTTTACATTGTCTAGCTTCAGCTTGAAATAAACTATCTCTATTAGATGTATCTGGTATATTTATATAACAATGTATATAATCATATAATTTAATTGAAGCATCTTCATAAAATCCACAACCTATTTGTTGCGATAATATAATATTGAAAAGAGTAGATTTAAGTAATGTAGTTTTACCCGCAGCATTAGGTCCAGTTAATATTAAATTATTATTTAATTTATATGAATTTTTAACAATTTTATCTAATTTATCTCTCTTTTCTAATAAATTTCCAAAATATGCATTCTTAAAACTTGTTTTATCTTCATCATTTTTAATAAATTTACAATAATTCATATTGTTTTCTTTAATATGTTTTTGAATTGCTAATAAATTTTTTATATATCCATTACAATCATATACAAAATATATAGATTGAATTAATTTCTCATCATTATTTAATTTATAAAATGTTTTCATTAAAATACCTAATTCTGTTAATTTTTGAAAATTAAATTTATAAGGACTGATTTTTTGTAAAAAATTATTATAATTTTTTAATATATCTATATTATATTCTATAGATAAATTGAATTTACTATAAGTTATTAAATTTTTTGTATATTTTAATAAATTATTTAAATTTTTTATAGAATTTTCTATATATTCCTTTAATGTAAAAATTATTTTATGTATATATTTCATATTTTTAAAATATTTTATACAACTTATAAAATTATTATAAATCTGAAATATATATAAACCTATACTTAAAATTAAATATATTTTTGTTGTTATATTACTATTACTAAAATTACTAAATAATTCACCTATTATATGATTATTAAACATGTATTTCAAATGTTCAAAATATAATTGTATAGATATATTATAACCTTGCAATTTTATTATAAAAAATGGTAAAATTAATGATATTATTGGTATCAATAAACTAAATAAAGGTGAAGATAAATTATATATCGAAAATGCCTCCATAACTATATCATTATTATTATATTTATCCAAATATGGTAAATTTATATAATCATATATATCTACAAAATTATTATCATAAAATATTTCCTCACAATTTATTAATAAACTATCTTCATTATTTATTAACACATTTTCTATTTCTATTTCATCCTTTAAATCAAAATTTATAGTCGATTTAATATTCTTTATTAAATATTGAGTATCTTCTAAATAATTTATATCATTCGTATAATATATAGCCCATTTATTTATTATTTTCCTCTCATAATTATTATTCGGATTTAATAAACAATAATATAAATTCTCATTATATTCATTATTTTTAATAATTTTTAAATTTTTCTCTTCTTTTAAATTTTTCTCTTCTTTTAAATTTTTCTCTCTTTTATATTCTAATAATTCTAAATCATTTTTTATATTATTTGTCAATTCTTTTTTATTTATATTATATTCAATCGGTAATTTAAAACTATTTGATAATTCTTCTTTATTTTTAGTATTACAATTATAATTAAAAAACATTTTTATTAATATATCTTCAAAATTCATTATATTCATTATATAATTCCAAATTTTTTAATATATTTAGTATTACGAAATTATCTTTATTTATTATATAAATATTAATATTATATAAAAATATTTTATTTATTTTATTTATATGATGATTACATATAATATTGAAATTATTGAAAATTTAAAAAACAATTATATTAATTATAAATTAAATTCTGAAACTACTGAATTTTTAAATTATATTCTTAAAACTATACATAATAATAATAATAATAATAATAATAATAATAATAATAATAATAATAATAATAATAATAATAATAATAATAATAATAATAATGATAAAAAAAAATATTATAAAAATATTAAAAATAATAAATATTCAAATTCAAATCCAAATTCAAATTCAAATTCAAATTCAAATTCAAATTCAAATTTAAATTTAAATTCTATTTCTAATTCTAATTCTAATTCTAATTCTAATTTTAATTCTAATTCTATTTCAAATTCAAATTTTAATTCTATTTCAAATTCTATTTCTATTTCAAATTCTAATTCTAATTCTAATTCTATTTCTAATTCTATTTCTAATTCTATTTCTAATTCTAATCCAAATTCTAATTCAAATTCAAATTCAAATTCAAATTCAAATTCAAATTCAAATTCAAATTCAAATATGAATACAAATATGAATACAAATATGAATACAAATATGAATACAAATATGAATACAAATATTAGAATTAATAGATTAAAAGAAATAAATTCTATGAGTGAAAATGAATTAAATATAATAAATATTAGAAAAATTTTAAATAAAATTACAAATATAAATTATGATAAATTAAAAAATGAATTATTATTTTCATATAATATAATTTATAATTCAAATCAAAATTTAATTCAAAATAATAATATTTTAAATGATATAAATAATTTTATATTTAATTATATTGTATATAATAATAAAATTTATAGTGAAATATATTGTAATTTATTATATAATTTAATTAATATTAATTCAGATTTTAATAATATTTTAAATGAAAATATAAATAAATTTATAATTATTTATGAATTTATTAGCATACCGGAAAGTAATATATTTGAAGATATAAATATATCAAATAAAAATAATGATAATTATAAATGTTTAGCTATTTTTTATATAAATTGTTATAAAAATAATTTATTAAATGAAGAGAATGTGATTTTAAGTATTATTAATTTACAAAATGAATTAAATAAAAATATTTTTATTAAAGATAAAAAATTAATTTGCGAAGAAATAACAGAATTTTTAATTATTATAATTAATTATACATTTAAAGAAACATTTAATATTATTAAATTAAAATTTAAAGATATATATCTTAATATAGAAAAAATTAAAAATATTAAATATAATTCAAATGGTGTAAATATTACACATAATGAATTATCTATGAATTATCCAAGTATTAGTATGAAAATAATATTTAAACATTTAGATTTATATGAAAAAATAAATAAATAAGATATTTATAATTATATAAAAAATAAAATATTTATAATTATATTTGTATGGTTTATTCAAAAATTAATAATAATATAGAATTTCCAGAAGTTAAAAACGTTGATCCTTTTGATATGGATTATGAATCTATTATTTATAAAGGTAATTTATTTGATATAAATATTAAATTTATATTAGGAAGACCCAATATTTCATTAGTAGATAAAGATATTGTTTATTATAATATATATTTAATTAAAAATAATACAAATTTAGGAAAATTTGGTATATTTGAAGTTCGTTATTCATTATATGAAAGTTTATTAGATGAAAAAAGAAATATTATTGTAGAAAAAATAGAAGAACCATTACTTTTTAATTATTCAAAAGAAATTATTATTAATAATTTTAAAATTAATGAACCACATTCTGAAACAGAACAAAATGATATAGATTTATTAAAAACGAAACAATCAAAAACCGAACAATTGAAAATAGAACAATCAAAAACCGAACAATTGAAAATAGAACAATCAAAAACCGAACAATTAAAAGATATAGAAAAAGAAAAAGAAAAAGAAAAAGAAAAAGAAAAAGAAGAAGAAGAAGATAATATTTTAAAAGATTTAAATAATGATGAATATGAAGAAATGAGAAATTATAAATATACTGAAAAGGATGAATGGATTAATTTATTTTTACGAAGTCATAAATATTCAATAGTTGAAACTAATGGAGATGGAGATTGTTTTTTTAATGTTTTAAAATTAGCATTACTTTCAACAAAAAATAAAAAATATAATAATATTAGTGTAAAAACAATTAGAGAAAAATTATCAGATGAAATTACACAAGACCAATTAGAACATTATAAAATATTATATAACGATGCTTTGGAATATTCAAAAAAATCACAAGAAATAATGAAAGGTGGAAAACATAAACATTTTATATTTAAAAAACAAATAAATGCTACAAATAATAATGAAGAAAAAAATAATTTATTAAATAAAGCATCTAATAATTTAGAAGAAATTAATAATGCAAATTTAATATTTAAACAATATGGAGGAGTATTGGAAGAATTTAATTTTATGAAAAATGTAAAAACATTAGAAGATTTAAAATTAATTATAAAAAATGAAGGCGGTTTATATTGGGCTGATAGTTGGGCCATAGCAACATTAGAAAGGATTTATAATATTAAATTTATTATTTTATCACAAGAAATTTTTAATATAGAAAAAATAAAAAAATTAGAAATAAGTCATCCATTAGATATAAAAGCAGAAAATAATGAAAATGTATTACAATGTACTTCTTATGATAATATTATAGAAAATAAAATTAAAGAAGAAGGATATAAATTTCAACCAGACTATTATATTATAACTGATTATGTTTCTAATAATCATTATAATTTAATTACATATGATAAAAATATTGTTAATTCTAATTTAAATTTTATTGGTAAAGCAGCTTTTAAATTTAATGAATTACCCTATATTATTAAAGAATTAATTTTAAAAAAATGTATGCAACAAGATGCTGGAGGATTTTCTATTATTCCAGATTTTAAAGAATTTGCTTTATTACATTCAAAAGTTATAAAAGAGATAAAAAGTGAAAAGTATAATATTTCTAATAATTCCGATTTATTTAATGAACGAATTATAATTCAAATTTCAAATGATGCAAAAGATAAACCTATAGCAAACGGTAACTATAACAAAATTGTAAATGGAGAATACATTAATAGTATTGAAATTAAAAATTATGCAAAAAATATATCTAAATTACAAAGTATAAAAAATTGGAGATCTAAATTAATGGATACATGGTTTTCAAATATTGAAATAGATGGTAATACTTGGTTAAGCGTACAACATTATATTTATGCATCTAGATTTAAAAATATTAATAATAATGAATTATATAATTCATTTTTAAATAAAGATTTAAATACAATAGAAAAAACAAAAAAATTATATAAAGATATTTTATCTGGTAAAAAATTTACACAAAATATTATTAATCAAATAAAATTAAAAGAAGAAAATTTTAATAAAGAAAAATTTAATATTTTGTTAAATGCTTTAAGAGAAAAATTTAATAATGAAGAATTTAAAGAAATTCTTATTTTAACTTATCCCGCAAAAATTATTATATATAATACTGGAACTCCTAAAATTGAAGCAATTGAATTAATGACAATAAGAAAAGAATTAATTGATAAAAATTAATATAATTTAGATTAATAATATAATTTAGATTAATATAATTTAGATTAATATTATTTAGATTAATATTAATATAATTTAGATTAATATAATCAAATGGAAATTAAAACTAGTCCTTCTACTTATTTATATGATATATTTAAAAATTTAAATTTTAAAATTAATAATGATTTTAATGTTAAAAACAATTTAAAATTAGAGGATTTTATTAATATATATAATAAAAATTTAGCAAATTCTTATATTACATTTATTAAAACTGATGATAAATATATGAAATATTTAAAATATTTATGGTATAATAATTTAGTAAATGATGAAAAAATTTTAAATGATTTAAATAATATAAATAATATTATTAATAAAAAAAAAACATTTAAAAATAAAAATAATTATAAAAATAATAAAAAAAAAAAAAAAACAAAAAAAATAATTTAATA